ATCAGTTTGTCGTCGCGTTGACGAACACTGTACCCGTCAACACCAACGCTACGCTGAGTCAGATTACCGAAATCAGCTACACCAACCTGTCGTCGCGCAACCTGACGACCGCGTCGTCGTCGCAGTCTGGCGGCACGTTTTCGCTGGACTTCAATGACTTGGTGCTCACCGCCTCCGGCGCTGTGCCGACTTTCCGCTATGTTGTGATCTACGACGACACGGTGACCGGCGACCCGCTGGTGGCGTGGTTTGACTACGGCAGCGCCATCACAATGGCCAACGCCGACACGTTCACCCTTACCTTCAACGCCTCCGGCCTGTTCACGGTGACCTGACATGGCAACGTATCTTGAACTTCACGACCTTGTGTCATCGCCCACCATCGGCGATCTGCGCAAGCGGCTGCGGGTAGCGATGACCATCAAGGCGAATGCTGTCGCGGCAGCGTCGTCGCCCACCAGCCAAGCGCGTGAATGGGCGCGAGCGGCATTGCGCGACCCGCAGCAGTTTGAGGAAGCGGTGCTGCGCTACGTCGTGGCGGCGAACGCCAGCGCCACGGTGAGCGGCATTGCCGGCGCCAGCGACGCCCAGGTGCAGACGGCGGTCAACACTGCCGTCGATACCCTGTTCGGGGTCGCATGACGCCAGCCAAGATAGCCGTCTGCGTCGCGTCCTCCGGGCACTGCAAGACGCAGTTCGCGATGAGCCTTGCGGCGTTGATGGCGTACTTTCCGAGCCGACCGCTGCTGGTCGAGCAGCCGGAGCAGTACATCGGGCAGCTGTTGGTCGAGTCGTCCTCGCTCGCCTACAACCAGAATCAACTGGTCATCAAGGCCCGAGAGTGGGGTGCATCGCACATCCTGTGGGTCGAGGATGACATGCAGTTCCCGCCCGACGCGCTGCACTGCCTGTTTGCCCGGAGGCAACTGTGGGTCGGGGCCAACTACCCGGTGCGCAGCGGCCCGCCGTTCACTAACACCGCGCTGGCGCTCGACAAGAGCCGCGTCGTCACCTACGCGCACAGCAGTGGGCTGGAGTCGGTGCTCTACACCGGTTACGGCTGCACGTTGATGGACGTGCAACTGTTCGACCGGGTGCCGCAACCGTGGTTTGAGATGTCCTGGCTGGGCGACAACCAGTATGCCACTACCGACTGGTATTTCAGCGAAAAGGTGCGGGCAGCGGGTATCCCGATCTATGTTGATCACGATCTGAGCAAGCGCATCGGCCACGCCGGGGCGCACGTCTACAACTGCGCCGAGGTCGAGGCATGGCTGGCGGCGCAGAAGGAGCAGAAACATGGCGAATGAAGTCGTCATCACCACACTAAGCGCCGTCACGGTTGCGTCCAGCGGCGCACAAACGGCGTCTAATTCCTTTGCGACGGCAGGCACTTTTAGCGCCTCGGCGCACAGTGGGTACACCGGCAGCGATTTGGTGTTCACCGGCACGATGAACGGAGCCGTGTCGTCAGCAAGCAACTTCTTCAGCGTCTACGCCCGCCCGCTGGATATCGACAGCACTAACGACGCGCCGGCGCCCGGGAGCAGTTTTACGGGTGGTTTCGTTGGGGCGCTGCTAATAGCAGGATCGGCCGCATCTGGAGCACAAACTGCCATTCTTCAGGACGTGCCGAATAGTTGGGCGAACGTGGAGTTTGTCATTCAGAACCAGACCAACGCGCAACTCAACGCGGGTTGGACCCTCAAAGCCGTTCCCAAGACCGTCAAGCCGCTCTAAGACATGGCCTACGGCATTTACCTGCCCCAACGCTGGAGGCGACAGCCGCCGTATCCTGTTGGATTGGATGTAGCCAATCACTTAGGACAAGGGCTTCTCAAAGCACATTGGGTAAATGCAGGGCCTGAATGGACTGCTTTCAATGGCCCTACACGAGTAGTTAACGAGCCTTATTCAACTTTTAATTATGCCGCTGCGTCGTCGCAATATTTTACGACGTCAATTGTTCCAACCACCAACGCGGTAACGTTTTTGGCTTTAGTTCGTTTGGCCGATTTAGCCGCCGCTAATAGGTCTTTTATTTCTGCCGGAGCGGGGACAAACGATAGATTTCTTTTATATTCCGCACCAGATGTTGGAGTTGCATCGTTTCGATTTTTTGTCGGAAGTGGGGGCACCACTGTCCAAATTCCAGGAACTGGCGTTGGCGCGGCTAACACAGAATGGAATTTGTTGATTGGCCGGCAAAATAGCGCATCATCACGAGACATTTGGCGAAACGGTATCGTTTTAGCAACTAACACCACCACTGTAAATGTGGCTGCGGTTAATACAGTGGCGGTTGGCGGATATTGGACGTCTGGCGCGATTCAAGCCAACTTCTACATGAATGGCCAAATCGCGCTTGCCGCAATGTGGGGCCGTGCGTTATCAGACGATGAAATACGCGAAGTTTCGATCAACCCCTGGCAGCTTTTCCGCCCCGCAACCACGCCGGTTATTTACTCACTGCCGAGTGCAGGGGCGTTTACCCTTGCGCTTGACGCTGGCAGTTACAACCTAACCGGGCAAAATTTGGGCCTGACGTCAGCTCGTAGTATGGCGCTAGATACTGGGGCCTACAACCTGTCAGGGCAAGACGTAACACTGACGTTAAGTGGCACAGCGCCCGTCCTGTCCGCCGCAACGGTCTTCAACATTACCACCAACTCGGTTAACCCGAGAGTTACCATAACCTTTTAACTGAGATACGCACATGACTGATAACGTCGTTTTGCCCGGCACCGGCGAGTCGATTGCCACTGACGACATCAGCGGTGCCCAATATCAGCGCATCAAGGTCAGTGATGGGCTGGCGGACAGCACCACGCACATGCGAGTGTTGACTACGCATCCGCTGCCGAATACCGCTGGTGCCGTAGTGCGACAGGCTCCGGCAGAGATATGGGTGACTGGATTTAGCAAAGTTGGCGCTTCGCTATTAGAGACTGACAAGTTTACGCAGCGCCGCCTCGGCACTGGCATGGGTGTTACGCAAAGCGGCGGCAACTTGCTGTTGACCACTGGCACAACGGCTAACAGCGAGTTTCTGGCTCGTTCTACGACTTCGTGGCGCGGGCCGCTGACGGCTCGTTACAAGACCATTCTCAGCCAACGGATCGCCAACCAGAACTTTGTCATGCTGCTTGCCGATAGTGTTGGTGAGGGCCTGACATATACCAACACCGCCACAACGCTGACCATCACCAAAACGGCGCACGGTTTCACTGCCGATAACGTGGGGCAATTTATTTACGTTGGTGGTATTAACGCTACCAGCGGCACCGCAATCCCTGGTCGCTACGCAATTGCGTCGATTACTAACGCAAATACGTTTGTTATGACTGTGGCTAGTTGGACAACTGGCGGCGGGACGCTGGACCTGTTTGGGTACAACTTTATCCGGTCCGCTTACAGCGGCACCACGGTCACAAACGCCTCGGTGGACGCGCAACGTAACGGATGGAACAGCGGCGACACAGCGGCAACCATCAACACCACGGCGTCCCCCGGCCATATGATGCAGATGTTTTGGGACAGCCGAAACATTGCGTGGGCCGATACGCTGGTTGCCAGCGGCACCTCACCAACGGTTACTACTCGCGCTTCGCGGGTAGAAAACATGCCGGACGATGAGATTGAGCTTTACTGGTTTATTTGGATGTTCAACGGATCAACTGCGCCCGCATCTACGACCACATGGACAGTGAGTTTTGTTGCGGTCGAGGATAACGCCAACGTTCCAACGTACATCGCAGGCGCGCGCCCGTTGGGCACGCAGGCTCCGCTGCCTGTCTCCGGTGTTGGCACATTCACGGTTTCCTTCACGCAGCCAGCTTTAGTGGCAGGCACGGCGGCAATCGGTGATGTCGGCGTTCAATACCGCGCTAACGCTACTGGCGCAGCCTCTGGAACGCACCTTGTCTCTGCCGCCACTACTAACCCGACGGTAGTAAAAGCTAGCGCAGGCCGTCTGTTGGGCTATGTGCTGACAAACAACGCGGCGTCCAAGGTCTACGTCAAATTCCACAACCAGACTACATCCCCCACCGCAGGGTCCGGTGTTGTTCGGTCTGTCGGTATCCCCGCCGGGGGCACGGTAGCCTGGAGCCTGGAAGGCGGCGTAGCCTTCGCTACGGGCATCGCGCTCACCACCGTGACTGGCGCGGCTGACGCCGATAACACGGCAGTGGCGCTTAACGACATCGTCGGGGACATATTCTTCGCATGAAGATCGAGCTTTTGGCGGACGTTGTTCTGTACGACGTGCAGTTGCTTGTCGGCCAAAAAGCTATTGTTTCCGACGACGACGGTGCTTCGTTGGTGGCGCAGAGCCTAGCTAGTTTGTTGGCAGAAGACGCGCACGGCGGTTTTGCGGTGCCCATGCAAACGCAACCGTAAGCTATGCTGATCGTCTTATTTGCTCCGCCGCCGCCGCCATCTGGTGGCGGGCTTGACGTTGGCTGGGCATCTCAAACGTGGGCGGCTGCGCCGTGGGCGGGCGAACTGGCCGCTGCTGGCACCACGATCACCACGGTCGTCGGCAACGCCACCGCAGCAGGTCAGCAGGCCGGCATCAGCGTCAACGTCACCGTCGCGGCCAACGTCGGCAACGCGACGGCCGACGGGCTGCAGGCCAGCATCAGTGTCGCGACGGTCATCGCCGCAGGCGTCGGCAATGCCGTGGCCGACGGTGCGCAGGCCAGCATCGCGGCCAACACGACCATCGCGGCCAGCACCGGCAACGCGGTGGCAGACGGCCTGCAGGCCGATGTCATCTCCTCCGGCGATGTCCCGACCAACGTCGGCAACGCGGTCGCCAACGGTCTGCAGGCGACCATCCTGTCGGCCGAGACCATCGTCGCCAACGTCGGCAACGCCGTGGCCGATGGCCTGCAAGCGACGATCACGCAGGCTGACGAACTGCCGCTCATCGTCGGCGGGTTCTGGGAGGAGCAGTGGCGGCGCATCCGCGAGCGTGAGCGCAAGCGTCAGGAGCCGCCGCAGGCACTGATCGAGCGCGTCGAGGAGCAAATTGCCGAGGTCGCACAGGCGCTCGAGGTGCCGCGCCCGGTCACGGTCAACGTCGAGCGGGTGCTGGTGGACCTGCAGCTGCGCGCGCAGCAGCTTGAACTGGCCGCAGACCGCGTGCGCGTGGTGCAGCGGCTGATTGGGGAGGCGCAGGCACTGCAGGCCGAGATCGAGGAAGAAGAAGACCTTCTGATGCTGCTATGAGGAAGCGATACGTGCAGGTGGACGGCGACCTGATCGAGGTGACGCCGGAGTTCAGACAGGAGCGCCCGGCCACCGAGGCGCACAACATCATCCCCGACATCAACCCGTACCAGAGCATGGCCACGGGCGAGATGATCGGCGGGCGTCGGCAGCACCGCGAGCACCTGCGCCAGCACGGGCTGGTGGAGATCGGCAACGAGACCGACAAGCTCAGAGCCTGGGGCAGCCGGCCCGGCCGCGTGGACTGGCGCGAGGCGGTGCAGCGTGAGATGGCCAAACGAGGGCTGCAGTGATCCGCGTGTTTGCCGGGTTCGACCCACGCGAGTCCATCGGCTGGCACGTGTTCGCGCACTCGTTGTTCCGCCACGCTAGCGAGCAAGTGGCCCTGTCGCAGGTGACCGGCGACCAGCGCGACGGCAGCAACGCCTTCATCTACGCGCGCTTCCTCGTGCCGGCGCTGTGCGAGTTCCGCGGCTGGGCATTGTTCGTCGATGGCGCCGACATGCTGGTGCGCGACGATGTGGCGGCGCTGTGGACGATGCGCGACGAGCGCTACGCCGTTCAGGTGGTGCAGCACGACTACCAGACCAGCCACGCCAACAAGTACCGCGGCACGGTGTTAGAGGCGCGGAACGAAGCGTACCCGCGCAAGAACTGGTCGAGCGTGATCCTGTGGAACTGCGCTCACCCGGCCAACGCGCACCTCACACGCAGTTTCGTCGCCCAGGCCGGCGGTGCCTACCTGCACAGGTTTGAGTGGCTGGACAACCACGAGATCGGCGGCCTGCCCAAAGCGTGGAACGTGCTGGTCGGTGAGCAGGACACGGACGCGGCGCTCGCCCATTTCACCTACGGCCTGCCGTGCTGGCCGCAGTACGCCGATGTGCCCTACGCCGACGAGTGGCGTCGGGAATTGCAGCGCGTGACGCAAAGCGGTGTCGCCTGACAGGCGTCGCCATCATCAACTACAGGGGGCGCTTCGGCGCCTTTTTTCATGCCCGATATTCGTGAGGCCATCGAGGCCGCATTTCCTGAGGTCGAGCCGCAGCAGGACGCCGCGCCCGTCACCGAGTCCGCACCACCCGAGCAACTTGCGGAACCTGCCGCAGAACCGCAGCCCGTCGCAGAACGCCCGCGCGACGAGCACGGACGCTTCGCGCCGAAGCAGGGAGCAGAGCCGACGCCGGTAGAGACGCAGCCGGCCGTTGAGGCGCCGGAACCGCCGAAGTCATGGCGCAAGGACTACCACGAGCACTGGTCGAAGCTGGACCCGTCGCTGCAGCAGTACATGCACGAGCGGGAGGAGCAGTTCTACCGCGGCGTGGGCACGTACAAGCAGCAGGCGGAGGTGGCGCAGCAGTTCATGGAGGCCGCCCGGCCCTACGAGGCCGTGTTCCGCGCCAACGGCGTGACGCCCGTGCAGGCGTTTCAGGCGCTGGCCAATGCCGACTACACGCTGCGCACCGCCGACCCGGCGACGAAGGCGAACATGTTCGCGCAGCTCGCGCAGCAGTACGGCGTGGACCTCGGGCAGGTGGCCAACCCGCCGCAGGTCGACCCGGCCATGCAGCAGATCAACGGCACGGTGCAGCAGCTACAGCAGGCACTGCGCCAGCAGCAGCAGATGTACGAGGACTTGCAACGGTCGATGCTGGAACCCCAGATCCAGCAGCACGCGACGAAACCCCACTTCGACGAGTTGCGACCGACGATGGCGCAGCTGCTCCAAAGCGGCCTTGCGCAAACCCTGGAGGATGCCTACGACAAGGCCCTCCGCATGACGCCGCACTGGGAAGAGCAGCAGGCGCAACAACGCCAAGCTCAGGAACAGCAGCGGCTGCAGGAAGCGGCACAGGTGGCGGCGAGAGCCAAGGCCCGGGCCGTGCAGGTCCACGGCAGTCCATCGACAGCTCTGCCAGAGACCAAGCGAGATCTGCGCTCGGTGCTTGAGGGCGCATTCAACGAACACCTTCGATAGGAGCGAGCCATGGCCTTTGCCAACTCGAGCTATTCGGACATTCTGGCCACGACCATCGAGAGTCGTAGCCGAGAACTGGCCGACAACGTAACGAACAACAACGCACTCCTCTACAAGCTGCGCGAGCGCGGCAATGTGCGTCCCGTCAGCGGCGGCAGCGTGATCCTTGAGGAGATCATGTACACCGATGCCGCCACGACCAACGTCAACAGCTACAGCGGGTACGAGGCGCTGAACATTCAGCCCAACAGCCCGATCAGCGCAGCGCAGTTCAATCTGAAACAGTACGCAGCGGCGGTGACGATCAGCGGTCTGGAGTTGCTGCAGAACTCCGGCCGCGAACGCATGATCGACCTGATGGAAGCGCGGCTGAAAGTGGCCGAGGCGCAGCTGATGAACCGCATCGCCACCGACATCTACGGTGACGGCACGGGCAACGGCGGCAAGAACATCGACGGTCTGGCCGCGGCTGTCAGCACCAGCACCACTGGCACCTATGGTGGCATCTCGCGCAGCACCTGGTCGTTCTGGCAGAACCAGCAGTTTGACTTCACCACCGACGGTGGCGGCGTCGTGTCTGCGACCAACATCCAGAATTACCTGAACCGTGCGACCGCGCTGGCGATTCGTAATGCCGACGCACCCGACCTGATCGTGTTCGACAACGTGCTGTGGGGCTTCTTCACCAGCAGCATGCAGGCGATCCAGCGGGTTACGAACGAGAAGATGGCCGGGTTGGGCTTTGCCAGCATGAAGTACTACGGCGGCGGCGTCGCGGCCGACGTGGTGCTCGACGGCGGTCTCACGGGTGGCGACACGCACGTGCCCAGCACCACGGGCTTCCTGCTGAACACGAAGTACCTGAACTTCCGGCCACACCGGGATCGCAACTTCGTGCCCATCGGCGGCGAGCGTCAGTCGGTCAACCAGGATGCCATCGTCAAGCTGATCGGCTGGGCCGGCAACCTCACCTGTTCCTCGCCGCGCCTGCAAGTGCGGATGAAGGACTAAAGGAGGCGACCATGGGATTCTCTGTCGGAAGTCTTATCGGGGCCGCGAACGTCAACAACACCGATGCCAACACGCTCAACGGCGTGTCGGTGCCGCCCGCGTTCGCGCTGGGCACCACGGTGCCGCTCAACGACGGTGGCCACGCCATCTACGTCAAGGCGCTGTCGGAACTGTCTGCCTTTGCCTGCTGCGCGGTCTACGCAGAAGGCACGGCGCAGATGATCACGACCACGCTGGCTGCGACCAGCAAGCGTGTCGCCTGGGCACAGGTGTCCGTGCCCTCGGGACACTGCGCGTGGCTGCAGGTGGGCGGCACGTTCCGCGGCAACCTCGCGGCCAACTGTGACGACAACGTGCCGCTCTACACCACGGCCACGTCGGGCGTGCTGGACGACGCCACCGTGTCTGGCGGTCTTGTGGGCGGCGTCATCAGCACCGTCACCATCAGCAACGCAACCGCTGTCACGCTGCTCGGGGCTTACGCGCCGTTCGTCGTGTCGGGCAACCCGGTCAGCGCCTGATGCAACTCCTCAACCTGCAGGGCATCGGCGCCTACGGCTCGGACGAGGAGCTGCGCTCCAACATCGTGTCGGCCCTTGCCCGCGGGTTGCCGGAGGTCAGTGTCGGTCCCGTTGTCCACGATGGCACCTTCGTCATCGTGGGCAGCGGGCCGTCGCTGCCGCAGTTCGTGGAGGACATCCGCCGCGAGCAGCAGCAGGGCAGGACCATTTGCGCCGTCAAGGGCGCATACGACTACCTCGTCGAGCGCGGCATCGTGCCCGACGCCTACTTCAACCTCGAGGCCCGTCTGCGCGCATTGAAGTCGCCGCAGCAGGCCACGCTGTTCCTGCTGGCCAGCCGCTGCAGCCCCGAGCAGTTCGACCAGTTGCAGGGCAAGCAGGTGCAGATGTTCCACACCTGGGATGGCAAGGAGCCGGTGCCAGAGTTGAAAGGCCGACCGCTGCTGACCGGTGGCAGCACCTCCGGCCTGCGTGCGATCACCGTGGGCTACGCCTGGGGCTTCCGGCGCTTCAGCATGTACGGCTTCGACTCGTGCATCACCGACGACAACGTCAAGCGCGTGACCGGCGAGGCGGTGGAGCCGCACAAGACGCTGCAGGTCAAGTGTGGCGACCGCTGGTTCAAGACCAACGGTGCCATGGCCCTGCAGGCACAGGATTTCCGCGATCTGCTGGCGCTGATCCGCGGAGTGGAATTCGCCGTCCACGGCGACGGGCTGCTCGCAGCCATCCATCGTGAGTGGACCAAGATGAGGGCAGCAGCCTGAAAGTCGCTTTCGTCCACCGCGGTGGGCCGACCATGGCGAGCTATCGCCTGCGCACCGAGATCCCGGCCAAGCACCTCGGCGCAAGCATCAACGATGGCGAGGCTGATGTCGTCGTGTTCAGCAAGCCGGTCAAGGCCGACATCAACGTGGCCCGGCAGTGCAAGGGCAACGCGGCCGTGGTGGTCGACATCTGCGACCCGCACGATTACAGCGAGATCCTGCGCTACGCCGACCGCATCGTCGTGAGCAGCGAGGCACTGCTGGAGCTCCACCCGACGGCGACGGTGATCCCGGACCCGATAGAAGGGCCGGGCGGTGCACCGCATGCGGACGCCGAGATGATTGCCTGGATCGGCCACCGGTCCAACCTGCGCGCGCTGGACGACTGGCTGCGCAAGCTGCGCGTGCCCGTGGTGGTGTGCACCAACGACACACCCGACACGCTGCCGTGGTCGCTCGAGATGCAGGCGTGGGTGTACGAGGCCGCGGGCAAAGTTCTGGTGCCGGCGACGACCCGGTTCAAGAGCGCCAACCGCGTCGCCCAAGCCATTCACGAGGGCTGCTTCGTGATCGCCTCGGACATCCCGGCCTACCGGCCGCTGCGGCAGTGGGCATGGGTGGGCAGCTACCCGACCGGCATGCGCTGGGCATCGTCCCGCGTGGACCTCAACGACATCGTGGCAGACGGGCAGCGACACGTGCGCGAGCACTTCGCCCCGGAACGCATTGGCGAGCAATGGCGAGACTTCCTCGGCTCCATCTAGGCTGCGGCCACTACTCCTGGCCCGGCTTCATCAACATCGACGCCGATGACAGCGGCGACGTGCAGGCCGACATCCGGCTCATCGAGGGCTACGAGGCCAGCGAGATTCACGCCATCCACGTGATCGAGCACCTCTATCGCTACGAGGTGCTGGACGTGCTCAAGCGCTGGCACGCCAATCTGACCAACGGCGGGCTGCTAGTGCTGGAGTGCCCGGACCTCGACAAGGTGCTGGCGCTGGCCAACCGCGACGACCTGATGCGAGGGCTGTTTGGCGACTACCGCTACCAGTCGGAACTCATGACGCACCGCTGGTGCTATTCCTCGGCCGAACTGGTGGCGCTGTGCCGTCAGGCCGGCTTCGTCAACGTGCGGGCGCTGCCGCCCGTGTTTCACAAACCAGGACGCGACATGCGCGTGGAGGCACATGCAGATCATCAATCAGCCCGGCCCGAGTAACGGCGACGAGACCCTGTTCGTCGAGTTCTACATGGCCCCGGTGCGCAACAACCACAAGTCGGAGCAGGCCGGGCGCCCGATCTTCGACGACGTCACCCACGTGCGCATTCAGGCGCCGGGCGACATGCTGACCGTCGTCGAGCGCGAGGCGTGGGACGGCGACAAGCGCCGCTTCCCGCGGCAGTGGCAGGCATTCGAGGCCCAGCAGGCCGGGCGCGAGGAGTTGTCCGGCACGCCGATCAGCACGTGGCCGGCGCTGTCGCGCTCCCAGGTCGAGGAGCTGCGCGCGCTCAAGTTCTACACAGTCGAGCAGATCGCCAACGCTTCCGACCAGCAACTGCAGCGCATCGGCATGGGCGGATTTGGGCTGCGCACGACCGCCAAGGCGTATCTCGAGAGCGCGACCAACTCGGCGCTGGCCCAGCAGCAGGCCACGGAACTGGCCCGGCGCGATCAGCAGATTGCCGAACTGCAGGAGCAGATCGCCCGGCTGGCCACCGCCGTCGATGAGAAACGCGGCCCCGGCCGTCCCCGCAAGGAAGCCGCCTGATGGCCACCCTGCTGCAGTTGGTGCAGGACGCGGCCACGGAACTGTCGCTCAACAGTCCGGCGGTAGTCGTGTCCTCGCAGGACCAGGACGTGCGGCAACTGCTCGCCCTGGCCAACGCAGCAGGGGCCGAGCTCGTCAAGGCGTGGGAGTGGCAGTTCCTGCTCAACGAGTACACGTTCGTCACGACGACCGCGTCGCAGTACGCGCTGCCGTCCGACTACGACCGGCTGGTCAACGACACGCAGTGGGACCGCACCAGCCGCTGGCCCGGCATCGGGCCGACCAGCAGCCAGACTTGGGCGTGGCTGAAGGGGCAGATGATCGCCTCGGTGCCGCGCTACCGGTTCCGCATCCTCGGCAACCAGTTCACCACCTACCCGTCGCCGCGGGTCGGGTTCACCTACAGCTTCGAGTACGTCAGCCGCAACTGGATCGTCGCGGCCGACGGCGTCACCTACAAGTCGCGCTTCACCGCCGACGACGACCAGCACCGCTACGACGACCGGCTCATGGTGGCGCTGCTGAAGTCGAAATACCTCGCCGCCAAGGGGCTGGACTCGACCATCGTGCAGACCGAGTTCATTGAGCGGCTGGAGTTGTGCAAGAGCCACGATCAGGCCGCGCCTAAGTTGTCGCTCGGACCGCAGATCATCGACCCGCTGTTGGGCATGCAGAACGTGCCTGACGGGTCCTGGACGCTGACGCCCTGATGCTGGCCCTGCCCCGCAAACTGCGCCCGGCCGTCAGCGTCGGGCAGACGGTGTCATCACCCATCCAGGGATGGAATGCGCGAGATCCGCTCGCGGCCATGAAGCCGGACGAGGCCGTGGTGCTCGACAATTGGTGGCCGACGCCGACCAGCGTCAACGTGCGCAACGGTGCCGTCAACCACGTCACCGGCATGACCGGCACGCCGCAGTCGCTGATGAGCTACAGCACCCCGGCCGGCACAAAGAAGCTGTTTGCCGCGACCAACAACAACCTCTACGACGTGACCTCAGCGGGCACGGTCGGCAGCGCAGAGTCGGCCGGGACGATCACCAACAACTATTGGCAGCACCTCAACGTCACCACCTCAGGCGGGTCGTATCTGTACATCGTCAACGGGGTCGACAAGCCGCGGCTCTACAACGGCACGACTTGGACCGAGATCGACGGCGCCAGCACGCCCAACGTCACGGGCGTGACCACCACGAACCTGATCCACATCGCCATGTGGAAGAACCGCGTGTGGTTCGTCGAGAACAACACCCTGAAGGCGTGGTACCTGCCGACCGGTGCGGTCGGTGGCGCAGCGGCTGCCGTGGACCTGTCGGCGCAGTGCCGGCGCGGCGGCTTTCTGATGGCCATCGGCAGCTGGACCATCGACGCGGGCGACGGCATAGACGACCACCTGGTGTTCGTCACTAGCGAGGGCGAGGTGCTGGTCTACAAGGGCACAGACCCCGCCAGTGCAACTACGTTTGCACTGGTGGGGCGCTGGGATGTAGGTAGACCCATCGGACGGCGCTGTTTTGGCAAGCTAGCCGGCGACCTGCTGCTGATCTCGACCGACGGCGTGCTACCGCTGTCGCGCGCGCTGCAGTCCAGCAGGGTCAATCCCCGTGTGGCGCTGACCGACCGCATCCAGTTTGCCATGACCGAGGCCGCGACCCTGTATGCGACCGTGACCGGCTGGCAACTGGTGCTGTACCCCGAAGCGAACATGATGCTGCTCAACGTGCCCAACAGCACGACGGTGAGCCAGCAATACGCGATGAACCTGCTGCACGGCGCGTGGGCGCGGTTCTCGGGCTGGAACGCGGCCTGCTGGGAATACCACAACGGCGAGATCTACTACGCCACCTCGACCAAGGTCGTGAAAGCCTGGAGCGGTCTGGCGGACATGGGCACCAACATCGCCGCCGACTGCCAGAGCGCCTTCAACTACTTCAACTCCCGCCGGCAGAAGCGCTGGACCATGGCCCGGCCCATCGTCGCCAGCACTGGCCGCCCGCCGCTGAGCATCGGCATCAACATCGACTTTCAGGACAACGCCCCGCTCGGCGTGGTCAGCAGCGCGGCCGTAGCCGGTGGCGGCTGGGACTCGGGCACCTGGGACAGCAGCGTGTGGGGCGGGCAGCAGACCATCTATCGGCAGTGGCAGGGGCTGCGTGGCGTTGGGTTCACCGCGTCCACCCGGCTGCGCTACGACGGGCAGGGCTACGAAGTCAGCTGGATCTCGACGGACTACGTTTTCGAGCAGGGCGGCATCCTGTAGGAGGGGCGCATGGCGAATTTTCTGAAGCGAATCGGCAGTGGTGTGACAGGTGCGCTGAAGGGCACCATCATGGGTCCGGTGGGATCATTTGTAGAGGGCACTCGCGGTTTGTTCGACATTGGCAATCCGTTCGACACGCCAGCGCCGCCACAAGCCCCCAATTACAACGACGCCGCCGCGCAGCAGGGGCGCGAGAACCGATCAACTGCCCTGTTCAACGCCAAGCTGAGCAACCCGTTTTTCAGCAATCCCTACGGGACGCAGCGCATCGACTGGACGGGCCAGCGCACGGGCGACGCGGCCATCCCGTTCGTGGACACCGAACTGACGCCGCTGGGCCAGCAGGCATGGAACTCGCAGCAGCGGCTCTCTGCCGCCATGGGCACCGCGGCGGAGGGCAGTCTCGGGCGGGTCAACGAGGCGTTCGCCGGGCCGTTTGAATTCGACAGCAACAACGCCCTGCAGCAGGCCGCGCAGGACAGCATCATGAGCCGGCTCACGCCGTTGATGGACCGGCAGGAGGCCGGGCTGCGCACGCAACTCGCCAACCAGGGGCTGGCGCCGGGCGGTGAGGCGTACAGCAACGCGATGACCGACTTCAACAACGCCCGCAACGACGCGCAGATGCAGGCGGTGCTGCAAGGCATTCGGCTCCAGCCGCAGTTGCTGTCACAGGCGCTCACCATGCGCAACCAGCCGCTGAACGAGTTCAACGCGCTGCGCACGGGTGCCCAGGTGCAGGCACCGCAGTTCCAAGGGTTTCAGGGTGCTAGCGCCGCCGCCGCGCCGATCTATCAGGCCAACGCCGACGCGGCCGGGTTTGCCACCGACATCTACAACCAGCAGATGGGCGCGCGCAACGCGCTGCTGTCGGGGCTGTTCAGCCTGGGCGGTGCCGGGTTGCAGGGCGCAATGATGAGGCCCGTGTGATGCAGAACTTCCTCCCCGGCGTGGGCAGCACGCTGCTGCCCGAAGATCCCGAGGCGCTGCGCCTGATGCGTCAGCGGCAGATGGCCGAGATGCTGATGGCGCAGGGTGCGCAGCCCATCGAGACCAGCAACCGGCAGGCCGGGCGCTTCGTGACTCCCGTCAGCCCGCTCGAGGGGCTGGCCAAGCTGCTGCAGACCGGCATCGGGGCCTACCAGCAGCGCAAGGTGGACGACCGCATTCAGGAGCTGGGCACTGGCCGCCGGACAGCGCTGGCGCGTCTGCTGCGTGGCGAGCCTGCCGTCGGCTCCGTGCCTGCCGAGGAGTTTGAGGTCGACGCCGAAGTCAACCGCACGCCGCCGCCGTTCCAGGGTGGCAACAACACGCCCGTGTTTGCGCGCGACCCAGCCCGGCAGAACGTCCTCGACGTCGGCGCCCCAACGGTCAACGTGTATGGCAAGC